CGCTGAAGTTCGTGCGATCAACGATGGAAATGTACTTCTGAGGAAGATCGCGGAACATGAGGCCCGTATCCGCGACGAGTTTGAGGTTGCCATAGACAGGCCCCTCAACCGCGGAGAGATTGGACATCATGTTGATCTTACTATCAGCGCACTGGTCATTATAGTCGTAATCGATAGCAGCATAGACGCGACCCTGAACAGTGGTCGGGGAGCTACCGATAAGTTCAACACTCAATTTGTGGAATCGAAATCGCTCGTAGGACGGGGCGATGTTAGACAGCCACGGGAACATGAACGGGGTCCCAGGGTTAATGTCATAACCTGGAACCGCGGCACTCAGGGGCACCATGTAAAACCCGCGACTCGTGCCGCTGGATATGGACCCAGCGAGTTCGCGATGTTTTATGATGACGCCCTGCTTACGGGACGTCATCGTGGCGACGTGCGACGCATCTTTTGTGGAGTAAGCGACGGGGAATGACTTAGACTTCTGCGGTGCTTTGGCCCCCTTCTGAGCCCGGGGGGAGGGCTTTGCGGCTTTACGCGGCATGCTTGGTTTGTTGGGTATGGGATGCCAGCAACAACACTGGGACTGTACATCGTGGGCCAACCTGTGGACGCGCCGTGCAGTCTCTCGGCATTCTGGTTAGCATGGAAATATTGAGCGCCGGAGCGCACCATTTTGGGCGATTACGGCCCACGACCCCACTTTAAATCCAATTGAACCACTCGGCGTAGGGCTGTACAGGCCCTTTGCCGATTGTGACTTCCCGGTACGCGGATTCCAACGCTACCTGGGAACTAGGACACACCCCGAAAGCACGCATGAACGAAAGGCGTGCGGTTTCGGTGACGGTAATGGCGCCGCCAAAGGTGAGACCACGGCTCAATTGGTACATTCCAGACTCTAATAGACGTTGATCGTTTGCTGGCGTGATCGTCTCGCGCCCGCGAATGAGTGCTAGGTAATACTCTTGGAGTACCGGCAGTCCAGCAGTTAAGGCCAGTCCACACAATCCGAGTCCCTTCATGTGGGTGTCTGGTGTTATGAAGGCATATTGATAGTCCAAGATCGTGGCATCCTTGCTACAGGACACCCGCGGGTCTCGCACCATCCGCCACACAACTCCGTCATCAACCGGCCTAGTCTGACAGAACTCCACCTCCTCCAATACCTGGACGGGTCTCTCAACCTTCATCTCGATGCCGAACTGCTCGAAATGAGGCTGCACTGAGGGAAGGAGACTGATTATGTCATCTCTTTCCCCAATCAACACGCAGTCGTCTCCATTGTTCATGAGACGCACTCGTGGGTGTTGATGCCCGACCAGCTCCCTGCGCTCTAACAGGGAATAAACCATAGCGCACATGAGTAGGCAATTACCGAGGGCAGTGTTCATGTCGCCAGAACATCTACCCCCGGCATTGCTATACTCAATCATACCGTCTCGACACCGCATGAAACCCCGGTTCACAAGTTGAAGCTTCAGCAACCTCCTCAAATACTTGTCGCCAGGATAACAATGCTGGTATACGTCGTGATCCCACTCGAGCAGAGGGACGTTCACATGCTGGTCAAATCGACTCGCGTCGAGACCAACGGCCATGGGATTGGAATAAGACCGCCATGCCTCGTGAAAAATGCGTCCTTGCTCGTAGGCGTTGTACCCCTTCATTACTGTGGGACCGCCCCAAATGGTGCCTATACGTCTGTAGATTGCGTGTTCCAAATGGCGAAGGTAACGTCCCACCTCGACGTTATACTCCGGACGCCTGGGTTGGATCACACGAGGCACCGCACGCTTATCTAGCACCGCTATCTTCTCGTGCTTCAAGAAGGTATCGAGGTAAGCGTACGTGTCGCGGAATCCACTAGCGTCGACTCGCTGGGCTGCCCTGAGGTACACCAGCCTCTTGCGACCGCTGTATGCCTCCGGAAATTTCATCCGGCCTACAGGTGTGGC